ATTCCACTGTAGCCAGATATTCCACTGTAGCCAGATATTCCACTGTAGCCAGATATTCCACTGTAGCCAGATATTCCACTGTAGCCACTATAGCCAGATATTCCACTAAATCCAGAGATACCAGAAAAACCACTAAATCCAGATAGACCAGAAAAGCCGCTAAAGCCACTGTAGCCACTGATACCGCTAAAGCCACTGTAGCCACTGATACCGCTAAATCCACTGTAGCCACTGATACCGCTAAATCCACTGTAGCCACTAATACCGCTGTATCCAGATAGGCCGGCTATGTTTTCTACAATGCCGGATCGTTTAAAAAATAGGTATCCATCGGCGATATTAAGCGCTAACTCACCATTAACCAAATCGGCCGCGGCCGGTTCTACGCCCGGAGTTGTGCTGTGATATAGTGCGAGAGGGGTATAGCCCGATGCTGCCATATATTATTCCTTAAGATATTCTAAAACGATCTCTGGTTTCACAAATCGTTCATTTAGGTGGTCTACGTATTCCCACCAGAGAAACTGGTTCTCTGCTAGGTATTTTCTGTCTTTTAACAGATTAATATTTTCTGGGTGTCCGTATATTAGCGGGTCTGATACAGACCACAGTACGATCCCTTTTTTCTTTTCATCCCAGCACAAGTGCTGAAAAAAGCTATCACAGCTAATCCAAATTCGGCATTTTTGTATTAGTTCTCTTACCTCACTAATACGCAAATTTGTTCGAAAGTCCCCAACTAATTGCACTTCGCCTTCTATTCCAACCTGTATGATTGGTTCGTTGATCTGTGCGATAAGCTCTTTCCAGTACGGATAGTTCTTTGGGTTTTGTTTTCCGTTGTTTAATTTTTTGGCGTAGGGCGCTATTATAATCATAAATATAGCTTCCTGTACGCGTTTTCTAGGCTGTCTTTCCACTTCCACTGGTCCATCTTTTGGTACACGTTAAAGCAAGTAATGTCACCAAATAATTTTTGTGCCTCGGCTATCGACCTACCGGGAACCACTTCAGGGTAGCAAGTAAAAATTTCAGGGCTAGAAATTGCAGGCAATACATGACTAAATACAACATGGTCGCCGAGCCCACAATTAAGAACCACAATGGTTTTATCACGATATCGCAAAATATTTCTAAAAATTTGTTCATCATGCTCATACATTTCTTTTCTTGTCTCGGTACGAATCCCACCTTCGGGGTTCTTCATGTGCCAAGTAATTGCGTTGGGTACAGCTAAAATTTTGTAGCCTTTTTTGTGTAACGCATAGCTAAACAGTGTCTCTTCTCTGTGCGCTACCCGGGAAAGGCCCAGATTATAATCAGCGACCCCAGCACGATATAAAAAAGAGCAGTGTAAATGTTCAATTTCTTTTGACTCCTTAATATTGCCCCATTGAATGTTGGGCTCTTTATCAATATTGTCAATCAATCCGGTAACGTTAGCTGTATCCGGCATGTAAGGTGGTGTTAGTATAGAGCCACCAACAGCACCGTAATCGGTTGCTAGTGTTGCCCAACTATACAGCGTCTCTAACACATTAGGCTCTGGTATAGCGTCGTCGTCAACGCGCCAGACCCAATCATAGCCCATCATATTGGCACGTTGGTGGATGTGGTGCTGGCCTTTCTTTTCGGCAAACACCCACTCCCACTTAATCTTTTTGATGTCTAACATCTGAAAAAAGTATGAATAGATCATCTCTTTTCGCATGTCTTGTGGCTCGTCGTTATCATCAAAGATAACCAGTTTATCGACCGGTTTAGACTGGTTTATAATAGCGTTTAATACTAATGGTAGCGTGGTAAAGTATCTACCTCTTGTAGCTACTGAGCAGAGCACCTTATCCATTATATTCACACAGCATTAAATTCATGCCCTCAAACGGTGTCTCAGCAATTTGTCCTTGCTCGCCCATAAACTGGTACGTAAAGCCTGGCAGGTGTGATTCGTTGAGCATGTGCAGCCGGTGGTGCTCTCCCCAAAACCCGGGGGTCTCCATGTACGGCACGGTAATTAATAGGCGCTTGCAGTGCTTCTTTAACTTCTGAGCAATCTCTAATCCAGTGTCAATGTGCTCAATAACTTCCATTGCGACGATGGTGTCGTACTGGCCCAGCTCAAAGGTGTTAATGTCGGCGTGGACAAACTTTTTGTTATCGCCCCAGCCTTCTTCGCGCGCGACCACAATAATTGGCTCGTCGTAGTCTAGCCCCAAGTATTCAATCTGATCGCCAAAGAACTGCGATCCGTAGCCATTAGAACAACCAATCTCTAAAACACTATTGCCTACTGTCCTGCTTGACGCCCAGAGATAACGACCCTTTTCTCTTGGGTGTACCTCTTCGCCTTTAATTGACATGTAGCGTTCCCAATTATTCATTAAGGACCACTTATATCTTTGCGGATTGTATTTCCTGGCCAGCTTGCGGCTATTTCTTGCAAACACGCCGTTAAAGTCTTGTACTAGGCTTGTGTCGTGCACGGTGCCCTCGCCGACGTGGTATATCGGAAAACCACCGCTATACATCTGCTCGTTCATTAATTCTTTTGGTGCAGATTCTACCATCTTAAATCCGGCGTTTACCGCCTCGATGCAAAACTCGGCGTCTTCGCCGGTGCCTACGCCATACTCTTCGTTGAGCAATCCAATTTTGTTAAATACTTTTCTGTCGATCATCACGCAGAAAAACACACAAAAATCTCGGCCGGCGTCTGGTGAGTGCTGGATAATTGGTCCAGTGATTCCCACGCTATCGTCTTGAAAAAATGGTGACTCCAACATTTCAAGCCACTGATTTTTGTTTTGTTCTAGTAGTATTGTGTCATTATTTAGCAACACAATCTTGCTGTTTATCGCTACCTTGATGCCCTCGTTAACCGCTCTTGGGTAGCCTAAAGGTGCGTCGCACCAGACTACTTTTAGTCCTCGTATTGCGGTGCCCAGATAGTCCAGGTACGCCTTGGTGTTGTCTTTGCAGCCATTTGCGGAGACTATCAGCTCAACATCTTCCATGTTGCTGTACTTAATAATTGAGTCAATGCAAGGCTTTAGATACTTTTCGCAATGATTATACGTCGGTATAACAATACTATATTTCATATTTTCCTTAAAGTTCGTACGAACTTAGTCTGTGATGCTACTACTAATACGCAAATTACACAATTACCCATCTACTTCCGGTAGGTACCGTAACCGTAACACTAGTATTGATGGTCACTGTGCCTGCGGACATTGCGTTATAGCTAGACGGTATCGTGTAGCTTGCCGCTACGGTTTGTGAGTTTATAAAAAACGGTGTCGTCGATTGGTGCACTGGAGCATACAACGTACCCGGCGCGGTTGGGTTAAAGTAAATTGCCTGAGTGCTAGAACCGTACGCGGTTTGGTTTGATCCAAGAGCCGGTACCGCTACTAAATAATATGCTGTGTTACTTGTCGTATTGGTCGCGTTAATGGTGGTTGACGGCCCTCCAGAACCAGTCGCTCCAGAGAATCCTGATATACCACTAAACCCAGAGAACCCTGATATACCGGATGCTCCGTTAGTTCCAGAGAATCCAGATATACCAGAGAATCCAGAGATACCAGAGAATCCTGATGTGCCTACTGCTCCGCTAAATCCAGATATGCCCGAGAATCCACTATAGCAGAGATACCAGAGAATCCTGATGCGCCGTTTGTTCCGGAATATCCAGATATACCAGAAAAACCACTATAGCCAGACCTACCAGAAAAACCAGAGATACCAGAAAAACCGCTATATCCAGAGATACCAGAGAAGCCGCTATATCCAGAAATACCAGAAAAACCAGAGATACCAGAGAAGCCGCTATATCCAGAGATACCAGACCAACCAGAGATACCAGAGAAACCGCTATATCCAGAGATACCAGACCAACCAGAGATACCAGAGAAGCCGCTATATCCAGAAATACCAGACCAACCAGAAATACCAGAGAAGCCGCTATATCCACTAAAACCTGACAAGCCTGTTCCATTAATCCATACTGGATTGTTTCCTGTTCCTGCACTTGCTAATATATATCCACTTGTTCCTGCCGAACTAGTTAATTGCAATGGACCATTAATATTTGTAATTCCACCCGCCGTAAGTCCTGATGTAGTAAGACTAGTAATAGTAGAACTATTACTTAAAACCATATTGCCAGTACCTGTTATTCCATTAGAGTCCCAATATGATAACCATGAAGTATTAGATGCTGTTGAATAGCATAACAATTTAACACTTAATCCACTTGGTAAGGATATATATTGAACACCTGTTGAATATCGTATAGAAATAGCACTATTACTAAAATTATAAAATTCAAAAGTCCAACCTACTGCTAAAGTAGAAGTGTCAGGTAAATTTACATTTTGTGCTGTGCTTCCTGTAAAAACTTGTTGAATACTACTTGTATTTGTTAAAGTAACTAAAGTTACTGAAGTTGTTGTAGTTGAAAATCCAAATAGATTAGTAAATGCTGATGGTGCAGTTGTTTTACCTGTACCGCCATCTGTTAAGGCTACTGGTAAAGAAACTCCTAATCCGCTATAACCACTTATGCCACTTGCACCGCTAAACCCTGAAATACCACTTCCACTAAAACCGCTAAAGCCTGATGTGCCAACTGCACCGCTAAATCCGCTATATCCACTTATGCCACTCCAACCACTAATCCCTGAGAACCCTGAAGTACCTATACCGCTAAATCCTGATATGCCTGAACCGCTATATCCAGAAATACCAGACCAACCAGAAATACCAGAGAAGCCGCTATATCCAGACCAACCGGAGATACCAGAGAAGCCGCTATATCCAGAGAATCCACTATAGCCCGACGCGCCATCTACTCCAATGTAGCCAGATTGGCCAGAATAGCCAGAATAGCCAGAGATGCCGCTATAGCCCGACGCGCCATCTACTCCAATGTAGCCAGATTGGCCAGAATAGCCAGAGTAGCCAGAGTAGCCAGAGTAGCCAGACTTACCAGAGTAACCTGACTGCGTGTACATTACCTGAGTAGCTGTCAAAATGATTGACGGAACTAGAGGAATCGGGCTAGCCGCTGGAATAGTTTCTAAAATAATATTGGTATTAGCAGTCGCCCACGCTAGCTCAACATACTGGCCCGCAGTTATATTTAAAACATAATTCCAAGATGTGATGATATACGGCGAGTTGTTATTAACTGAAACAGAACCCGCAGAATCTGGAACAGCGGTGCCATTTAGTTTTAACCAAATATCAACTTGGGTTCCTGCACCTCCACCACCGGTATTGTGTAATTGAGCGGAAAACTGAACGTTATAGGTGCCAGTATTACTAAATACAATGCGTGATGTTGGTGAACCAATATTTACGCCGGTGTTGTCTACATCGGCGTTATTAAATGTAATTAAAGTTTCGGTATTGGTAGTGGCGGCAGATTGATCTGTTGTGTCCCAGAACGAGCCCCAGTTACCTATTGTGCCTCCCGCGCCTACCGCGCCTGAGTAGCCAGAGTATCCACTGTAGCCAGACTTACCAGAATATCCAGACGCGCCGTTAACAATTGCAAGGAACAAAGGATGATCGTTTGCAAATCCTGTCGTTCCTGTTCCGCTTGAAGATACTAATGTTACTGGGTAGTTCCAGTAACTAGTCGCGGTTCCTGGGTTTGTATTAGTCGGTGTTCCATTGATCTGCCAGACTTGTTTGTTTGAGCTTACGTTTTGATCTTGTATGGTAAATGTTTCACCAACGGTCAACAACCCTAAAAATATATCAACGTCGGTTGGGCCGCCGCCCGCAGTGTCGGTTAAATGGCTGACGCTAATTGATGTCGCGCTTACTTGTGTTCCGTTATTCCAAAGTATGTACCCGTCGCCAGGGTAGCCGGAAGTAGCTACTGCGTTAGCTAAATAATAGAATAAACTTGACGACGTTCCTTGGAAGCCACTGTAGCCAGAGATACCAGAGAATCCACTGTAGCCAGAGATACCAGAGAATCCACTGTAGCCAGAGATACCAGAGAAGCCACTATACCCAGAGATACCAGAGAAGCCACTGTAGCCAGAGATACCAGAGAAGCCACTATACCCAGAGATACCAGAAAAGCCACTATATCCAGAGATACCAGAATCGCCACTGTAGCCGGATATACCAGAGAAGCCAGAGATACCAGAAAATCCACTGTAGCCAGAGATACCAGAAAATCCACTGTAGCCAGATATACCAGAAAAGCCACTGTAGCCAGAGATACCAGAATCGCCACTGTAGCCGGATATACCAGAGAAGCCGGATATACCAGAGAAGCCAGAGATACCAGAAAATCCACTGTAGCCAGAGATACCAGAAAATCC